GGATCTGCGCCGCACCCTGGAGTATTAGATGCTGGACAGGCTGAAATCTTGGATCACGGAATATGTCCGCTCGGTGATGGAATCCACAGTTCGCGTAGGCGTAGTCTCCTCCTCGGATCCGAGCCGCGGGACAGTCCGCGTGGAGCTGCCGGACGATAACAATTTGGTGTCCTTCGACCTGCGCGTGCTGGTGCGCAAGACTCACCGGGACAAGGCCTACTGGATGCCTGACGTGGGCGATCAGGTGCTCTGCCTCTTTCTGCCCTTCGGCCTGGAGCAGGGGTTCATTTTGGGCGCCTTTTACAGCGGGCCCGACGCCGTGCCCGTATCCAGCCAGGACAAGCGGCACGTGCTGTTCGAAGACGGGACCTGGCTGGAGTATGACCGAGCGAACCACACACTTTCTGGGCACATCAAGGGCAAGGTGGACGCCATCACGGTGGATCAGGATGCGGTCCTGGAGGTGAAGGGCGATGTCCTGGCCACGGTGGGCAAAAGCGTGCAGGCAACAGTGGGCAAAAAACTTGTTGCCGAGGTGGCCGAGTCGGCGTCCGTGAGCGCCGGCACCAACATCACGCTCACCGCGCCGCAGATCAACCTGCTCGGCAACCTCTCCTCCAGCGCGGCCGGAGGCGGCACAGCCACGGAGACCAAAACGGCGGACACTGACCACACTGGCAGCTACACCTTGAACGGCGACCTCCGGGTCAACGGCAACATCAATGCTACCGGCGACATCCTGGCTGGCGGCGCCAACTCTAACCACCACACACACTGATATGGCTCAAACAGGATCGTTTGGCGACATAGTTTTTGAGGTCAGCGCGGAAAGCGTCAAGACATGGGACAGCGTCAAGCGTCGCCACATGGCGAGCTTCGCCGCCCACGACGTAGCCGAGGGCCGCCAGCGGCTAGAGTTCACTGGGATCGAGCTGGGGTCTATCGACCTGCAGGTCCGGCTAGACGCCCGCTACGTCAGCCCGCGCCACGAGATCGAGGCCCTGGCCAATACTATGGGGTCCGGAGAGCCACAGGTGCTGGTACTGGGTGGTAAGCCATACGGGGAATACGTCCTGGAGGGCATGACCGAAACCTGGACCCACACCGACGGCCAGGGGCGGGTCATGATTGCCAGGCTAACCCTCAAGTTCAGGGAGTATAACTAACCAATGGACTACCAGGTAAACGCAGAGCCGCAGGCTATAGAGATCGGAGCCGCCGGCACGAATGAGATATTGCAGAATGTGCGCATGATATTGGCCACGCTGCAGGGCTCTGTCTTTCTGGACCGCGGTTTTGCCCGGACTGGCGAGGCCATAGACAAACCAGAACCTAAGGCGATGGCCAAGGAGGTGGCCGGACTCTACCGGGCCATCCAGGACAGGGAACCTCGGGTCGAAGTGACTGACATTCGCTTTGTACAAGCCACAAGCCAAGCAATGAATGGACAGCTCGTACCCCAAGTCCGAATCCGGATAAAAGAAGGAGCTCTATAGATGCTGGCCAACCTGCCTGAGATCCAGTTCGTGGACACTGACGCCTCCAAGGTCGAGCGCGACGTGATCACCACCTATGAATCCATTTCCGGAAAGAAGCTCTACCCCGGCGACCCGGTGCGGCTCTTTCTGGAGGGCCTGGCCTATCTCATTGCGCAGCAGCGCTTCGTGATCGACTACTCCGCCAAGCAGAATCTGCTGGCGTATGCCGAGGACGAATACCTGGACCATCTGGGCATCCTCACTGACACCGAGCGTCTCCCGGCCCGGGCGGCCCAGACCACCATGCGTTTTTCCATCGGCGAGGCACGCGAGTCGGCGGTGCTCATCCCGAAAGGGACCCGGGTTACTCCAGGGGATCAGCTATATTTTGCCACGGACGAGGCCGCGGAGATCCCGGCCGGGGACACATCGGTCACGGTGTCCGCCACTTGCCGGCAGGCCGGGGCCGCGGGCAACGGTTATATATCCGGGCAGATCGACAAGATGGTCGACCCAGTGGAGCACGTGACCACGGTTGCCAATACCACCTTGAGCCTGGGCGGAGCGGATCAAGAGAGCGACGACAACCTGCGTCAGCGCATCCAGCTAGCCCCGGAGAAATATTCCAGCGCCGGGCCGGACCTCGGTTATCGCTACTGGGCCCTGGAGGCGCACCAGGACATTATTGACGCCTCGGTCCTGTCTCCCTCCCCGGGCGTAGTCGAGGTGTATATACTGATGCAAGGGGGCGCGCCGCCTTCCAGCGAAATACTGGACGCGGTTTACGCGGAGATAAGCGCGGAAAAGCGTCGCCCCCTGTCTGATCAAGTCGGGGCCCATGCCCCGCAGCAAGTAAACTACGACCTTGATTTGACCTATTTTATAAGCACCGCGGATTCCACCCGGGCCGCGTCCATCCAGGATGCGGTACAAAAAGCGGTCGGCTCCTATGTCCTGTGGCAGAAATCCGAGCTGGGCCGGGATATAAACCCGAGCGAGCTCATCCGCCGGGTACAGGAGGCCGGGGCCAAGCGGGCCGAGGTCGCCGCCCCTTCTTTCACCGCCCTGGATCTGTCCCAGGTGGCTGCGGAAAACGAGGTCGACATAAATTTCGGAGGCCTGGAGGATGGCTAAGCAGCTCTCCGATATCAATTTTGCCGAGCTCCTGCCCCGGTCCATAGCTGACGACCCGACCATATCCGCGGCAGCCGAGTCCCTGGACTCGGAGATCCAGGCGGTCAACAGCCGTCTGGACCTGCCCACCCTGCTGGCCAGGCTGGACTATCTGCCGGAGCGGGCGGTGGACCTGCTCGCCTGGCAGTTTCATGTGGATTTCTGGGAGCCGGATCTGGACGTCGAGCGCAAGCGTAACCTGGTGCGCGAGTCAATCGCCTGGCATAAATACAAGGGCACCATCTGGGCAGTGCGAAAGGCTTTGACCTGGTCAGGCTTTGGTGACGCCGATATTCTGGAACACCGAAATCTGGTCCAGTCCTGGATCGATTCCGGCGGCAGGTTTATTGACGGCGAGCTTGATATTGACGGCAGCAAGACGCTTGGCGCAGATGCCGGGGAATTTAAGTTTATGACCAAGCACTGGGCGGAGTTCGCCGTCCGGGCTAACGCAGCGGACATTGAGCTTATCCCCGGCGAGCAGACACGGATCCGCAGAATGGTGGAGGTGGCAAAGCCGGCCCGGTCTCACCTGGTAGGCCTGGAATTTTACGCTGTTTATGAGCTGTTATGCAGAATCATGCTTGCCGAGTGGTCTGCTGTGATAAGCGCCATTTTTGATAAATGCGATTCTGCCCGGGTGCCGCATTTTGAGATTATCGGGTGGGGTTGCGATAACATCGGCGGTATCTATGTAGCAGATGAGTTAGACGGCCTGCTGCCTATTGATGGACGGGCGGATTTAGACGGCCAGCGGCCCGATGGCGACCTGCTTGACAACGGACACTGGGGCACATGGCAGGCTGAAATAAGCGCATCTGCTACAGACGCCCTGGGTATGGACCGGATGGTCTCTGATACTTTGGAGCCCAATTACCGGGAAATCCTGGATATGATAGACGGCAGCAGGGATCTGTCAGTGCAGACTATAGACGGCAGTAAGCTGATAGACGGCGGCCGGGAGCTATCCGTGCGGGTGCTGACCCGAAAGACTTATGACATGCTTGACGGCACCCGGTCGCTTGGAGAGCTCCAGGGCGGAGAGGGTGTCTGGCATAACGGATACCTGGAATTCTGGCAAGGTAACACGCATTACAGGGAGGCAATATAATGGCAACAACAATACCGGCAACATACGCGTATCGGGAAAAAGTGGCGGCAGCAGCCGCTGCCGGCGGGAGTCTGCCCGCGGCTGCAGAAATTGCGTTCGGCACCGGGACCACGGCGCCGAGCCCGGGCGACACCTCACTTGAAAACGAGGTGCACAGGCAAAGCCTGGGCTCTGCATCCGCAGACGGCACGATTTTGACCTGCACCGGAAAGCTGCAGGGAGATGACAGCGGGGACAATGAAATCACCGAGGTGGGGGTATTTGATTCCGAGGGCGATCTAATGGGCCGCAGGGTTTTTAATCCGAAGCAGTTAGAGCCAGAGAGTAGCCTGGAATTCACCCTTAATTTCCAATATTAACAGGAGGCGCAAATGGCAAACCTAAACGGCACGCCGAATTTTAAGGAGTATGTCCGGCAGTTGGAGACAACAGACCCGTCTCATCCGGACACCTGGAATCCGAATTTCCAGGATTTGATCAACAACGATGTCTATCTCAAAGACGAGGTGGAGCAAAACGCACAAGACCTTGCATCCCTGGAGTCCACTGTGGGCTCTGACATGCAGAACGCCCTGATTGCGGCTGCAATCCAGGCCATCAGCCAGGCCGGGCTGGCAAACCGGGAAATTGAAAAAACCTTAAACCAGCGACTACAGACCGGGGTGGCCACGATTGCAAACCGGGGCGTTATGAACGGGTGCACAGTCACAAAAAGCGATTCCGCTACGCGAAACCTGTCTCTTTCTGCAGGCAGCGTGTTTCTGGGCGGACGCAGGGTGCCGGTGCCGGAGCAGGAAAACGGCGCGAGCGTTCCCGGAAACAGCTCTGACGAGGAAAAGTCCTGCTATGCTTATATCTGGATCGACGAGGAAAACCTGGCTGATTTTGCCTGCACGGATCTGGATGTGGATCCGCCTGACGGAACCCTGACCCTGTATCGCATAGACGTGCCTGCAGGCAATACCGAGGCCACGGACCAGTACCTGGACAACTGCACCCTGGTGGACCTGCGGCGTGTTGAGCCCAACTGGCCCCAGGTCGTGGATACCACCCCGACCGAATACGTAGCCCTGCCGTATGACATGCTCGATGAGCAGTATGCAGTGGATTTTGATATCGAGGGTTTTGAGGGCAACGCGTTCCAGCTCGGGTACGTGTATGCAGGAGATAAGGCGAGCAACGGGTTCAGCCTGTATTTAAACGGCGCGGTAGACAGCGTACAGATCCGCTGGACCGCCAGAAAAATCGGACTATAAGAGGAGGCTCGCATGATTATTGAAAAAAAACCCGGCAACGGGGAGTACCCGGCCGTGTCCCTTGACAGCGGCGTGATAACGGTCGGAGATCAAAGCGTGGCACTCGATGATGTGCGCGGCGACTCAGAAGAGATTGTCGATTTAAAGCGCGGCAGGGCGTTTCTGGCAAACATCATCGTGCCACCCAACCGGTATGAAATGGTTGATACCGGGGAAACCGACGAAGATGGCAACATCGTGTATGATAAACAACTGCAGCCTGTGGATACCAACCGGCTCCGCGTGATTGTCTGGCCCCAGGTGCAGGAACCCGAAAACCAGCAGGAGGTCTAAATTATGCCTACGATTTTTATCAAGGACAGTTTACGCGCGGCTGTTGAAGCCGCAAGCGGCGGGCACCAGACAGTGCTCTACAACGAACAGGGCTATCCCGGCTATTATTATGTCATTCCTAAGTTCCGTTATGAGGACCTGGGATTTGATGCAGACCTGGGCACTGGCCTGTGCACCGCGTTTCTGGTGGGCGGCGTGGAAAAATCCGAGCTTTTCGTGGGCGCCTACCAGGCCGCAGTAAAAGACGGCTGCGCACTGCCGCTGCCGAGCTTTGACCCGACTGTCAGTATTGACTGGGATGCGGCAAAATCTGCATGCGAGGCAAACGGCGCGGGTTATCACATGATGACCGTGCACGAGTGGGCGGCTGTTGCTCTGTGGTGCAAGGCAAACGGGATCATTCCAAGAGGTAACACCGATTATGGCCGCGCTCATGACGCCACCTACGAGGTCGGCCGCAGGCAGGATGGAGAAAATCCGGGCGTGTCCAGCGGCACAGCGCGTATTTTGGCTGGATCCGGCCCTGCAGCCTGGAGGCATAACCATGATTATAACGGGATTTCCGATCTGGTCGGAAATATCTGGGAATGGCAGAGTCTTTTGAAAATTGTTGACGGCCAGATCATGGTTGCAACAGATAATTATTATGACCAGCTCGAGGCCGACTGGGGCGCCCAGGACGCTTATTTTGCCAACCCCAGCGGAACATTGACCTTGCAGACCGGATCCACATCAGGCGATACAACCACTGTGGACGGCGTAGACTGGGATGACGACACCAGTTTTACATCTTCTGTGGGTAGTCAGCTATTAAAACGCCTGCTTATAGAGCCCTATGGGACTGATATTTTGCAGGGGCATATTTGGGTCAATAATGCTGGCGAGCGGGTCCCGATCCGCAGCGGCGGCTGGGGCTACGGCTCCGCTGCCGGCCTGGCCGCATTGAACCTGACCAGCGAGCGGTCGAACTCGAGCAGTCGCATCGGCGTGCGCCCCGCTTTCATTTCCTGATACTCTGGAATCTGATATTCTGTATTTCTGAAAAGGTTTTATGAGCGACACTCAGACATTAAAAATACAACAGAAATGGGAGGATATGGCGCAGTACATGTATGTTGTGCTGCGCCATATCCCGAAAAGTGAAAGGTTCACCCTGGGCGCCGAGATCCGCGGCTGTCTGTGGCGCGGGTTAAGGCTGATCATCCGGGCAAATGCAACCCGAAAGGACCGCATGCGGTATCTCTATGAGCTGGATGCGGAAATAAAGGTCCTGCAAGGGCTGCTACGCACCGGCCGGGGCCTGAAAATTATCGCTCACCAAAAATACGAGACCGCCAGCCTTCTCCTGGTGGAACTGGGAAAGATGCTGGGCGGTTGGATTAAGTATTCCAGAAAATAAAATTTCGGGGCGGGTCCTGCAGCGTTTCCCGATCCGCGGCGGCAACTGGAGCAACGGCTCGAAGGCCGGGCTGTTCTATCTGAACTTGAACAACGAGGCCTCGAATTCGAACAGCAACATCGGCGGCCGTCTCGCAAGCGAACCATTTGGCCAGAAGGCGCGTTCGCACGCGACCGCGTCCAGCGCCCATTCACTTGGGGCGATTGTCCTGCCCTACTCTTAGGGCAAATATAAACAGGCCGGGGCGGTTAGTAGTGGCCGTGATAAGCATGGCGCGAAAATGGCTCCGGCTCAAAATATACTGGAGGCATGGTGCCCAGGACGCATGGGGATCTATGGTCCGATATTGTTGATTGGGGGAACATACTGTTTGTTTTATTTGGGCCAGTTAAGAATTAAAGTCAGAAAGTAGATATACTATTGCCGCTCCAGCCATCCAGATATTTGACAGAATTGCATAGCCCATATCTTTAATGTCGTTTAGTTCTGAAGATGATCCCGCAATTAGAAAAAGCATCCCCATCAAAAACATAATTGTAATA